TACAGTATCCCAAGCAAGACAGACGTGTCCGCCGCCCCGGTCAATATCCCATATTTTGGTAAATCCGCATTTAAACCCGTTAAGTTCAGCAGTGTTATGTACTGTAGTTGCAAAATCCATACACATCCAGATTCCTTCTACCCATCTTAGTTTATCCGTTCGATCCCATAATAGAAAGTCAATGACTTCTTGATATGTTGGATCTTCGGTATTTATGAAATCTTCAAGTATCCAACCATCGAAATCATCATCGATATACATCGAGTTATTGTAGTCTAAGATAGTTACTATTGATTCCATTTACTTTCCTTTTGGTTTTTTACCGCCGCATCCACCTTTTGCCATGTTAGTTCACCCACGCCTAACCATTATTATATAAAACTGAATATTCAGTCATCATTCCTCCCACCATCTCAACGAAGTTGTTTAAATTTATACGATGTTATAGGAGATGTGATATAGAAACGTTTATTTAATGCACATAGAATATCCACGTTAGTTCCCCCCCTTATTCTCGATACTCGATACCAAAACATCTTTTGCTGTTATCATTTGACATCCTCTTATTCACTTTTCACTTTTCCTCCGGTTTTACGCCTCGTTCTCCCAGATGGTTTAAAAGCTTCGGAAATCGCTTTATTTGTAGATTCTGCACCTTTTAAGTACGCATCTAAATATATTTTTTTAAGTTCTGCCCATTCGGTTCGGCATTGCTTGCACATATCTACAAGATCCACTTTTGCAATACTTCCAGGGTCTTGAGATTGTGCACCACAGTTATCACATTGATATATTGTTACCATCGTTCCTCTCTTATTGTTTAGTACATTCAGTTCCAACACGGTCATTATTAATTATGCAACCTCTTCAATATCAATTTCCTCCGATATATCCTCAAAAGAATTTCCAAAATATGGAACATAAATACATTGACATCTGATGTGACTTAATGGAGGGCATTCATCAATCTCAAATATCTGTTGATCTAGATCCTGGCATACCTTACAGGGATTTGCCCCTGCTGCAATCCGCTGCACCGTTAAAAGCCCCCCTGCTTTCCAGGTACTCATCTTAATTTGATGTTGTACCGTTCGAGTCTCTACAAATGCAGCAGCCGGAACGCGTACATCAGTATCATATTCAAGAAGATCATCATAACCAGATTGGAGTTCTTCGTCCGACCAATCATCCGTTTCAGCCTGATTTAACATATCAAGCAGCTTTATTTTTTCAGAGGTTTTTAGATCATCTACCCATGATTTAAATTCCAATTTTTCAGTTACAGCAGACTCGTCCCGGACTACTACATAAGAACCATGTTTCTCTTTGAGGAGTTTCTTATACTCGTCTACTATTTTCTGATTTTCAGTAGTCAATGTTTTAAAATCTACTTTTGCAGGTCGCAATCCTGCTTTAGCCCGTGCTTCATTCAGTTCTTTTAATGCGTAATATGTTTCTGAAAGATCAAGCTCATAAGCTGCACGACCTAAATATGCAACATAAGCTAACATGAGCTTATTTAACTCATCATCGATCTTTTTTTCAGTAACCATTATGCCCCGACTGCGCTGTAATATTCAATATATGCCTGAGTTAATTGTTGTTCTAGAGTTGCTTGGATTTCTTCTCTTGTCCTCATAAAACTTTGATTACCTTTTATTACGTCTGAAACTTCGTCTTCGCTTAGAGTTTCTTCTTTATTTGGCGTCTTAGTTGACGCGGGTGATTCAGATAAAGGCGGAACTCCGTTAATTTCGTCAATTTCCTTTCTGGATTTCTTTAAAAAGTCAACATCTGCGTTCTCGAATCCAAGCTTTTCTCTAATTTCATTAGAACTTGCTAATACAACCGGCCTATCTTTATTATTAAGAGCGTCAATGAGTATTTGAGCCACTTTGATATCAAGTTCTGAATTATCAAACGTCAGTCTTTGAAGCTTTACTTCTACGTGGCAATCTCCCCACCCATTCCAAGCTAACCATTCATTCAAAACAGGTTCTGCGATTTCATCTTCAATGTAACTCTGCATTCCTTCAGAAAACATTTTGAATAATTGAGCTTCATAGTTACTAGAACCCCCTATGAGACTTCCATCTCCCTTTGAGATTATATCTGATGGAGTGATATATGATATCAGCCATTTTACAAGTAAGTCAACCGTTTTTAGATGAATATCCGATGGAGGCGTTTTTACTTCTTGGACAGTTACACCGGCTGGTAAAATAAATCTGACCTTATTAGTAGCCGCTCTCATTACCGATTTACAGTATTCCCAAACAGATGTTTTTTGATCAGGAAGTTGTCCACTACCGCCAGCAGGCATTTCCAAAAACCATAAATCAGATTTGTTGTTAGCCATCATTAACAAATCAACAGCAAACCCAATTTTAGGCAGCAACTTATACAGCGGATTAAAAAGAGGAACCCCATCAAGGAAGTAAGACCGTATTGGACTTTTAATATGTCTGCAATTTTTAATTTCAACGATTTGATATTTGATTCGTTGCCAGTAATGGATGGTATCATCATCGCGGCGTTCTATTCCTTTCAGTAATCTCCCATAGGTATAATTTGGATTCATTGAATAGTTTCCCCACATCTCAGGGGATACAGCTGCACTTCCGGGATTTGCAAACAATTCCGGTGGAAGACTCCTCAATTCATGAATCATCCAGCGCGTGCCTTCACGTTCAACGCCTTCTGAATAAAAAGAAGTCCCCCATATACAGGTATCATACCAACATTTTTTTAAAAATGAGTAAAACCCTATTTTTTTTACCATGTCACGCAAAACGATTGCGATATCCTCTCGTGAATTATCCCCCTGTACTACATTATAGGTAGGTTTTCCTATAAATACAAAATTAGAAAGTTTCATAAAGGTATTTACAATAAAAAAGTCATCAGCATACTTTTTGATATCTTCTATTGTAATATTAGCAGGGTCCCAAGGACGATCTAAATGGGGAATTAGATTTTCTTGGCCCTCTACTTCAAAGTTTATATGAGGGGGGGATGATTTAGGAGAGGGATTCGTGATTTTTTTCATGGTATTATTATATAATGACATTACATATTTATATTATTTTGTATCTGATTTTATATAATTGCCCTATTGTATTAGTTTCCAAAAGTCGTTTATATCCCCTTTAACATTAGATTTGAACTCGTCTTTAAAACGGTAGTTAGTAAATTCGGATCTAAGTTTTATAAGTTCAAATTCTAATTTTAGAATTCGTATATGCAGTTCTTCTTCTGTATATTCCTTTTTTGGAGGAGCTCGAGCCACATGTATAGGAATCGACTCCATTCTATCATTTTTTATATACATTGTCATTGATGGATAAAAATACAAACTTCCATCCACATAGTTATAAGAGCACGATTCCCGGATATACTCGTCCTCCTGTCTTGCCTTAATTCTTTCTAACTCGGTGCAGACCTGTTGATACTTAGAGTTCAAAAGTCTTCGTAATGCACCAGAGTATCCGTGTTCAAATACTCCCTTCTCTTTTTGAATATCTTTAAATGTTATTTGGAGAGAGGACAGTTCATTATTCATAGAGTTAATCCCTCATCGCAGGCTACTCGTTTTTGCTCTCTAATTAACTGGATCTGTGTGCCACAAAATCCACAGTATCTTCCATATTTATGTATTTCAGTAAGATCTAATTCTTTTCCACATTTTGGACATACTACACATTCTATTATTTTTGTTTTTACTATTGCATGCGGGAAATCTGGTACAATTTCCCAATTATCAGCTAATAACCAATCAATAGGAATGCATGGAAGTTCTGTTACAGAGTCTTCTGTAGTATATCTTAATACATGTTCCCCCTCATATGACCTTTCTCGATGTATTCTTAAGAATAGTTCAAGATATCCCCTTAGACATGGAATTGTTACTTTCTTTCCGTTATTCATCGCTTCCAATATCTCTCCAAAATTCATCAGTTCCCGCCCCTTTTTTTATCTAACTCCTTTTGCAATGCATCTCTGCACACTTGAGATCGATTAATCTTATCTTTTTTATTAAAATAATTCCACTCATCTATCCCATCCTTAAGCTTGGAGTCCACAACAATTTTTAGGGTTTCACACGAGACCATATAATTAACTCTTATTGTATTTTTTTGATTATATATATTAACGATACTATATAAAGATGCCCATTCCCCGAGGGCAAATTACGAATGCTGATTGCGGTTTTACCAATTAAATATATATTTACTTTTTTGCAATGTAATTATATAAAAACATAATAATATTTTGAGTATACATGGCTCCCCAGGATGTCTATCAACACGAAGCTATTTTAGAAACTCTCGACTGGACACAGTTTGATCCAATTAGAAAAGAATTCGATTACTATTCAGTCCCAGAGTTCGAAAAAAACACTCAAACGTTTGATGAAATCTCAATATATTATGGAAAAAAACATCCTGGGATATACGCTTCCGAAGACGAATTACTGAAAAACGAAGATGTCATAAAGGCGGGTTGGACATCGAACTCCAACGTAAACATGATGGGGAGACCAAAACTCAAATCAATTTTCAATATTACAGATTCCAACGTCGAAGATAAAATCCGCAAGGGTGAGATTCTAATTTCTCCATATTTCCTGTATACCGGACAAAAAGACGGTTACCGAACAAACATTACAAACCCTCGCGGGCTTCATGTTTTACTTTTTGATAAGTCGTTAGGTGTTCCTCAGGGAGACCCTGGCGCTATCATTTGCAATCAATCTAATTCTGAAAACTCTTCGCTGAAGTTTGGCGGAGGATATTTCGAAGGAGCAACTATGGAAAACGACCCTTCCGTTCAAGTTGTAGAAGTTTCAAAATTGGTGGAACTTCTCAAAGCAAATCAGGCTCCTGTGTTTGATACCGAGAAGTTTCTCTCTGAGCAAACTGAACTCATCAAGGCAAACCAGGCACTAACAACTGAAAAAGACGAACTCATCAAGGCGAACCAGGCACTTGAAGCAGAGAGAGATCAACTAAAGGATGACCTTGTAAAAGCAAATCAGGCAACTCAGGAGAAAATAGCTGAACTTCAGAAGACAATTGAGGACAATAAAGCAGCGGTTGAAGCTGAAAGAGTTGAATTGTTCAAGGCAAACCAGGATAGGTACTGGGCTGAACTCTCTGAAGCAACACAGGAAAAGTTTACAGAGAGAAAAGAAGAACTGTATGATCTTGTAAAAGCAAACCAGCTCCTTCAGGACATTTCCAAGTTTGTTGCAGGAATCCCTGTTCCGAAATTCACAAAAGCGCAGGGGGCAACCGATGTAAAAGACTTGTCTAATGCTGAAAAGGATAACAAGGAATTCTATGATGCATACTCTAGATTGTCTGCGACTACTAAAAACGTTAACTATACCAGGGGGATCTGATGACAGATAATACTTCCCTATATGCAGGAGACTACAACTCTGGGCAGAGATATACCTGCATTTTAGATGAAGGGGCTTATACTCCCGCTGACACCATTGATTTCACCGGGCGTTTGACTCCAGGCGGGTCTTTTGCAGCTCCTATTATATTAGGCGAGGCAGTTGCAATTTCAACTGATACTGCTGGAACATACACTGCATGTCGTGGCCTCCCACTGGTTACAAGACCTTCAAATGGTACTACTCTTCTGATTGGAAAAGTTGTGGAAATTGAAGTCTTTGGTAATTATCCCACAACTGCAGCACAGGCCGACACTCTTGCAGAACGTCTAGCTGGCGGGTATTACAGGAAAGCAATCGTGGAGTTAAACTTTTCCACAAAATTAGAAGCTATCACTGTAAAGTGTGATGGTTCTCACGCTGTGACCCAGGGAAACGGATCTACTCTGAAATATGGCATTACGGACAGTATAGCTGCTCGTGCATACCAACATGGTAAGATCATTTATGATGCAGCTGAGTCAGGAGGAAGCGGTTTAATCCCTCTGCACTATGTTCCTGCTGGAAGTTCTGGCGACCTCTACACATGCCTCGTGATGTACACAGGCCCAACTGTTTCAATTACGTGAGGTGATTAAATATGGTTTCAGCACCAGTTGAAGCGGCCTTGCGTATGGAGGTCGCACTTGGACAAACTTATGAGCTCCTTGATACTCAGCTCCCTTGGCTCAATCCAGATAAAGGGCAGTTTGTAACAAAAATTCAGGAAACGTCTGATGCGTTCACCTATCTGAAAGATCAGTTCAATAAAATGAGTGATCCTCAGAGGCGTTTGCCTGTTGAGCACATTACCGGTACGAAATTCCCTGAAATCGACAGGTCAAGGAAAACAATCGTTCCTGGAGTTTTGAAGGAAAAAGGATTTAGTCTCAGAATAAGTAAGGAAGTTTTGAAATCAGTACCTAAAGCAGACGCAGAAATCAGAGAAAACTATACGACTGCTGCGTATTGGTTTGGGGTTCTTGTTAACTATGATATGATTACTCAATCTATAGCTGGAGCAAATCAAACCACCTCTGCATTTTCACCAACGGAAACTTGGGCTAATGCAAACGGAACTGCTGATCCAGTCGGAGACCTGATGGGCCTCTATCAAGACATGGATAATGACGGGTTTGAGGGTGAACTTACCGATGCCTGGATCTATAAGAGTAATTGGTATCAGTTACAGAAATACCTAAAAGATGTCCATGTTGACAATGCTAAGATTGAGAACATATACGGTGTGCCAGAAATCCGTACTGACACAATTAATATTCCAATCATTGGGGATGTCCACAAGATCAAATCCTCAAATGTTGGACTTTCTGCCGGTAGCATCTTAGGCATGGATAGGAACCACCCTGGACTTGAATATCACTATAGGATAGACCCAGAGTACTCGACATTCAAGATACAGTACTATACCAGAGGTCCGAATGGTGGAGCTGTTCCACAGGAAACCGATAATTTCGGTATGCACTACAGATGGTATGAGGAACAGGCTTCTCGTGATATTATACAGGAGTTCTGGGTTGAAGGTCAAACCGTTGTCAAGAAACCTTATAACTTGATTTATGCAACCGGGATCTAAGGAGGCAGTATAATGACATATACTGCTCCATCCCTGGATAAATTAAATCATGGTGTTGGGACATGGCCTAAAGTTTTGCGTACTGAGTTCAAAAACATTGAAACCCAACTCGCTACAGATGAAACTACTCTTGGAAAAGCCGGGATCAATACTCAACTTTTAACGGCTGGCATGGGGACACGAACGGCTCTCGCAACATCCGGGGTAGATGTTGCATCCGGTTCAGATGCGGTTTATTACGGCGTTTGGTTCGCACCAGTTGCTATAACAGCTGTAACTTTAGAAATATTAGTCAATGAGGTATATGCAAAAGACGCAAGCACTGACGCTGTCGTAATTCTAAAAAACAATGCAGGAACCCCTGCAACGATATTTACCTCTACATTAACTGCAACAGGTGTAGCAGCCGGAACTAAAATATCAGTTACGCCTCAGACCGGAGCAGCTTCAATTACAGCGGGAACGCGGTTAGATCTCTATATAACCTCCACCGGGGGATCTGGTACTGGTTACGTAGATGTGATGCTGAAATATACCGTTACATGAGGTTTTACTCATGTCTAATTTTTTTAATCCGCTTAGATTGGAACCAGTAAATCTGTTTGATGGCGTAACCGTGGCAGCATCTACCACATCCAGCCCATCGGACAGGCTTCCCACATACAAAGATTCAAAATTACATATTTATGTTGAAAATAGTGGAACGTCTGGACATGTAATGGTTACAATATACTCTACAGACTCGGATACCTCCACAAAAAAGGGAATTATAAAAGAATTTGAGTTGGGTATGGCGGGTTCCGACTATGAATTTGGGTGGATAGACTTAGACACCCCTAAAATTCCCGCATACATTTACTCAATCGCTGAAAATATAGACCCTGAAAATTCAGCAACAATCTCAGTTACGGTGGATCGATACAGATGACACTCACTCTTGCAGATGCAATATACGTCGAATCGTTTTTTAAAGTGACTGTCGGAAGCCCGGGCACAATTACCACAGAACAACTTACATTATTACAGTCTGAGGTCGCAGAATCAGTCACTAATTTTGCAGGTGGAAGGAATCTATCTGAGGACCTTAAAACTAGAATTACAGCTCTGTTTATTTTAGATTTGAAACAAAACGGTCACGGAAAAGGCACGATAATTAAAGAAACAGTAACGGATAGTTCCTGGCAGACTAATATTAAATCTTCATCTTCCTGGATGGATCGTGCTATTAGTCTTCGTGATGAGTTCGATGTTGCGAATTCTGCGAAAAACATTTCCACGTCTCCAGTTATTCGTATTGATTCTCATATTGATGGAGTTGTAGAGGGGCCACCGTATCGAGGAAATAACTATCCATATGCGGACGAGTTAGAGGAACTGGAAGCTCGCTATTCCAACACGGGGGGGATTTGATGGACTTCCCCTTTTCCTGTACTATTGAACCTGCGTCTACAGAAAATGAATATCATAATGTTAGCTATGGAACTCCGGTAACATCTGAATGTAACTATAAAGACATTACTGAACTAGACCCTGAAAAGAACATCGAGGTTGAATCTTCCTGGTTTGCTCTCCCTCCAGAAACAATAATCAAACCAGATTCGAGGGTGACCCTTGATAATGGGAAACAGTACATAGCCTCATCTTTTATTCGGAAAGTTAGAAGACTTTCAGATAACGAAATAGATTACATCCGGGTAATACTAGGTTTCCCCTTGAATGGGAGGAATCTATAATGGATTCTATTGAATCAATGTTTAATATCGCATATCAAGCAGCATGTGACGCGCTTGATGAAACCGTAGAGAAAATATTTGAGGAGTCAAGAGATGATTACTGCCCCGTTGATAAAGGGGTTCTGAAAGCATCTGCTAAAAATGAATTGATTGAAAACTCAACTACATCACATACCCGAGAACTTTCCTATAATACTAATTATGCGATATACCCACATGAACGGTTAAACCTGCATCACATTCACGGTTCTGCAAAATTCTTAGAGATCCCATGTGAACAAAATGAAGACAAACTTTATGAGACTCTTAAATCAGCGTTTGGTGATGCTCTTGGCAACTAAGGACGTTATTAAAGATCTCGCTACCTATCTTCAGACCCAGGGATATGGAATCAAAGGAAAGAACTCCACGGGGGTTTCAATATACACCAGTGTCGAAGGAGGCACTACTAATTCTATAAGTATCGCTCCATACGGGGGTTCTAATTCATATGACATTAAAACCGGTGAGAAAAACGCCTCCAACCCTAATATCCAAATCACTTGCCGGAATCTCAATGAAGAGATTGCAATTTCACAATCATCTGATATTCACGAACTTTTAAGAGAGAAATACAACTGGGATTTAGGCACGACTCATTTTATTTATTTGAGAGCGAAGGCTCCGCCGATCCCATTGGGGAAAAATCAAGCTGGATTTTACGAATACTCTGTTAATTTTTCAACATCAATTTATTAAAAAAACAAAGGAGACCACAACTAAATGACTCATGCATACACATGGCAAGATATCGTAACCACCTTTATAAATTCTGCAGGAGTTTCCCACACGGTTGCTGAAATCACTTCAGTTCCAGCACCGCAATTCTCTGCTGATGATATTGAAGTAACCTCACAAGACTCTGGAGGAGTAAAAGAGTTCATCACCGGTCTAAAAGAGGGAAATGAAATTGAATTCATGATGAATGATGTCCCGAGTGATGCGGGTCAGCAGGCATTAGAAACCGCTGCGAATAATTTTGAAAATGGAACATTTATTATAAACGTTACAAAAATAGGGAAATCCGTTACCTTTGACTGTGCTGTAAAAACATTCGACTGGATCGAGGATAACGGGGTTGCTCGAAATTCATGCAAGGTTAAAGTTTCTGGGAAACCAATCAAAG